GAACCCGCAACGACTATCGGCTGGACGAGCGAAGCCGACCCCGACCCGGAGTACAACTCCAACAGCGCGTTCGTCTACAGCGGCTACTCGGGCTGCGTGTTCAGCAACTACAAGTATAGCACGTACGCCGTGCGTCCGGTTTCCGCTTTCAAGAAATAGTTTCACGGTTCAACCCGCGCCCTTTACGGGGCGCGGGTTGAACATCAAAAACCGAACGAGAAATGAAAAACTTTTTGATTGACGGTATTTGGCAAGGACCGCCGGATGGGTTCGACGTAAAGGAATGGCTCAATGAGGTTGTCGCCTATTCGGGTCTTGACGAATACCTTCGACCTACTGGAGTTATTCGTCGGTTTCAGAAGATAAAGCGAGTGCGTCGTAATGGCCGAGGCCGGGGCAAGACCGTCGAAGCTATCGCCGCGGAGATAGACAGGTTGAACAACTTAAAACAAGAATAGAATGAAATTCACGACCCCGTGCTTTGTCCGTGTCGAGGACATGGAGAAGCGAAAGGAGTTGGCCGAATGGCTGAAAGGAATCGGGTATTACGTTTGCTTCTGCTGCCTATTTGACGGCTGTAACACCCTGCATTGCAGAGGGATTGATCGGCTTAAAATCGCTTGCGAGGTACACGGGATCTGCGACTACGACGAGGAGACCCGATACAGCATTGACCAGTTCAAGGCTGAAAATGCTGCCAAAGAACACCACGCCATAGACTGCGGGGAAAATATCGAGCTGTTCAAAGCGCTGGCGGCAATGAACGACGAGAACGACCGTGAGCAATGGTTCATCAACGATAACTATGCGAATATCGGATGCGTGATGTGGCATCTGCACGACGAGAAGAAATTCAAGCACTACTATGTAGACTGGGAGGATGGGGCGACAGATATTCGCAGCGACTTCCGTAAAGCCTCGGTTGAGGAGATTATTGAACATTTCAAAGAGAAATAGCTATGCAGAAAATCATGTTTAACGACCGCTACGGCTTGACGCAGGCGGTGATCGAGGGCCGAAAGACTATGACGAGGCGGCTGATTCCTGATGAATTTTTCGGCCTTACGTGGGACACGAGGGGCAACACCTTGGTTTATGAAAACGAATACGGGGATTTTATCGATGTCAGGCTCTCGAAGTATACCCGCTACAAGGTCGGCGAGATCGTTTCCGTGGCGCAAAATTACAGTTCATTCTACAATATTTTAGACAATACGAGGCCAATTCCAGAAGGTGCTGAATGGGACAATAAAATGTTTGTCAGAGCAGATTTGATGCCACACCAAATCCGCATCACCGGAATACGCTGTGAGCGGTTGCAGGATATTCAGGATGCCGATTGCCTGAAGGAGGGCGTCAGGTATATTCCCGGAATCAACAGGTTCTATTTCGAGGATGTGAGCAGGGAAGCAAGCTTCTATTTCGACAATCACCGTGAGGCTTTCGCCGCGTTGATCGACCGGGTGTCGGGTAAAGGTACGTGGGAGCGAAGTCCGTGGGTCGTGGTTTACGAATTCGAACTTGTAAAATAGCAATGAGATGGCTTACTATATTACAGAACCTTTAGCTGGCAGCAACGATGTAGTTGTGTCGGTTTATAAGAATACGGGAGAATATGTCGGGAATATCATTTGCGACAGATATAAATGGAGGATGTCGTCCGATGATGACAGAGATGACATTATTCGAAAGTGTTTCGGCGATAAGAAGTGGATTTGGTGAAATGAGCGACTTGATCTGTCAAATAGTTACCCGTAGAATATATGCTTACGTGGCCGAGATATTCGGGGGACCCGCATTTTGGGATGGCAAGTGGTGTCTTATGGTCGATGTGATTTGGCGGGGCAATGGATGTCCAATACGTGAAAAAATGGTGCTAAAGTTCGACACCGAAGAAGAGGCGGGACGGGTGAAAATCGGGACGATAGCGAAGGATAAAACACTTTATGAATTACTGAAATAGCGAGATTCTCGCAAAATCTCGAAAAAGTTGTAAATATCTTTAAACACTTTAAAGAATTTGAAACATGGAAACGATTGAGGAAAGAGCACGAGAATACGCGCATCAATACCGACGAGATGCGCATGACTTGAAAGGAGAACGAGCCGATGCGGCCTTTGCGGCGTATTGTCAGGGGGCTGAAGATGAGCGTGAAGAGCTGATCCGTTGGCATGACCCGAAAGAGGAGTTGCCGAAGGATAACCGTGATGTTTTGGTTAAAACAACATTATGCGCCAGATACTGTATAGCCTTTTACAAGGCGAACGGGGCTCGGAATTATCATTGGCACGAGAACAATGGACCTATTGATGATGATATGGTCATCGGCTGGCGTCCGATCCATGAATTGTAATACATATAGTAAATACATCAGTTACGATAAAACGGAGGAATTATGATGAAATTCGAATACGCAGTTGCATAATGGTATCATCCAGCTAATTTTCAGACTTGGTTGAATGAAAGAGGCTCAGATGGTTGGGAATTAGTTCATACGGAACACCTACTTACTAAAGTAGGACTCCTTTGTATATTTAAGAGGAGAATAAAATAGTTACGAGAGAGAAATCCAACCCGTTATCGCTGGCGAGAAATTCACGAATAGAGCTATGGATATTCTAACCCCACATGACGGCCTCACGAACGAGAAGATTTGCAAGGCACAGATCGAAGCCGTCGAGAAGAAACAGAACGAATACAAACTGATTGGTCGGCTGACGAAAGTTTCCGGTCACACCCTTTACAAGTTCAATGCGACTACGCGGGAGGCTTCGAAAGCCGAAGTGCGAACCGAGATAACACGCAAATACGATCCTGATACGGATACGGTTATCCGCCATGTCAAATCGGACGTGAAGGTCGAAAAGGACTGCTACTACGAACAGGCGTTGAACATGAAGAACTTCATCAAGCGCCTGCGCCGCCGGGGGATCATCGGGGCGGACGAGTGTGTGAAAATCGTAAAATGAGATAATTATGAGAGAAATTAAATTCCGAGGCAAGCGCCTCGATAATGGGGAGTGGGAGTATGGGGATTTGGTAGCCATTGAGCATAAATGCGGTCTCCCTTGTCAATGCTATGCAATTATACCGGACATAGCATGTTCAGGAGAGCTACTCTGGAAACTCTTATTCGATTATGAGGTCGATCCCGCCACCGTCGGCCAGTTCACGGGGCTGAAAGACAAGAGCGGCAGGGAGATTTGGGAGGGGGATATATTCAAAGAAGACGGTAGCGGAATTGTGCGGTCAGTCTTCCGAGTGCCCGGCGGCCTTGCTTTCGAGGATAATCCTGTGTCGTTCGGCTATGACCATAGAGCGCCAGTATATCCGTATTCTTCCATTGCTGAAATGCAAAGCGTATCATGGTTATCGCAATGTTGCGAAGTCATCGGCAACATCCACGACAATCCGGAACTACTTAAAACTGAATAAACCATGAAGAATTTCGATTTGGAGGCCGCCAAGCGAGGAGCGGCGGTGTGCACGAGGGAGGGGATGAAGGCTCGCATTGTATGCTTCGACCGTGCTGATCTCGAATATCCTATTTTAGGGCTACGTAAAAATAAAGCAGGAGCAGAATACATATTTTCATATACGCTTGATGGATTTGCGTTTCTTGAGGACATAGGAGGAGATGAGGACCTGATGATGCGAGACGACGACTATATGGAGAAGCTGGAGCGGGGAGAGTATGGCCATATTGCTGACGCTCCCAAAATGATCGGGCCAGCTATTAAGCAAAACTTAAATACTGACCGCGAGTACTGGCGGCGGGTGTATGCCGGGCATATAGCTGGAGGATTAGCGTCTCACAATGGTCTTAACATTATTGGATCAGAGATCATAGTAGCTAAAGCTTCATGCAGCATGGCCGACGCCCTGATTGCAGAATTAGAGAAAGATGAAAAAGTACTGTAAGTGCGGCGAGTGTGCTTTTCTGAAGAATGAAGGCATAGACGGCTACGGGCAATGTATCATTACCCGGAATATACAGCATTGCGGGGAAATGTGCAGTTTTCAGGACGACAAGCCGGACGAGGTTCAGGCTGTCCGCATCCTGCATCATTTTCAGAAATGGCGGCGGGGCGGCCGGGGAAAACAGCCGAACCCCACGATTATCGGAGATGCCATAGACCGGGCGATACGGACGTTGAGGCGGGAAACCAAAGATGTACCGAAATTTTGAACTGTAAAGCGAAAAGTATGAAAGCGAAAAATACGGATATGGATTGCTGGCAGCGGATCGAGGCGGTGATCGGGTGGGCGAAGATGTCCACGAACGGGTTTGCACGGTATATCGGCCTTGCACGGGGTGAAAACCTTTATCAGATCAAACGGGGCAACAATGGCATTTCGCTCGACGTGGCGGAGCGGATTTGTGCCAAATTCCCGCAGATCGACAAATTGTGGCTGTTGGCCGGGGACGGACAGATGTTCATCCGGGAGCACGAAGAATCGGCCGAGATTGCCCGTTACAAACAGGCGCTCGACGAGGCATTGGAGCGGGAGAAGATTCAGCAGAAGGTGATAACCGACCTGCGCAGGGCGTCGCAGGAGCTGCGCGGCAGGGCTGTGGCCGCGTTCAAAGAGGCGACGGACGGATATTTCGTAATCGGGGCGGTCAACTATGCGGGGGCTGTTCTGGAAAAATTCGAACAAAAACTGAACGGGGAATGAGAATCGTAAAACTTATTCGACAAGGGGGACATTCCTATTGGAACCGGAATAATTTCCGGGTGATCCGCCCGGATGGGAGCGAGGTCAGTTATCAAGATCAATTAGACTTATATCCCGATATACCGCATTACAAATCCGGGGAAAATTCTTATTGTGCTATGTATGATTTTGAAATTTACGTGGAACCGTCCGGAATTTATTGTCGACCGTATCATTGCGGTAGTGGTTATGGGAAGCAGCCGGCGGCTTCCGCTCGATTGTTGATTGCTGCATCTTGTTTCGATTATTACGAGATTCATGGAAACATAATGCCCATATCAACCGAAATGGCTGACGAGATTGCAACGATAGAAAATTCCAAGAAAGAATGACACCGATTTATGATAACGACGATTTCTACAAAAATCCTGCGAAATACATTCAGTTCAACCGAAAAGCAGAGTTTATAAGCCGGAAAGGAGATACGATCATCGGATATATGGATTATGAAACGAATCTGATAGCCTGCGAATCGGTGAACGGAAAATCTTTGACTGGGTTTTATTTCGGCGACATTGCATCATTCGAGTACATAAAATAAAACAGACAATGAGGACCTTTACTTTACAACAGATAGCCGATATTATCGACTACAAGCACCCGCTGTCACGGGAGCGGTTTTTCTACTATTTCGAACATTTGTACGGCTTCGAGAAAAGCCGGATCGAACACTATTGGGAGGTGTTCAACCGGTTTCCGGGGATCGTCCGAAACCCGGATTTCCATGCCGTGCTCGACGACCTGCTCGACAAGGCGGGAGAGATCGTCCGGCTGATCGGGCTCAACGAGTCAATTCCGTACCACGTCAAACAGCACACGACGCCGGTCCGCAAGCAGATTTACTATCGTCGGTCCGAAGGTGAAGAGTTGCAGTCCGTTGAGGTGGATTTCAATGAAGCGTCGCAGGTAATTGCATACGCCGGGATTCTCCGGCAGGGGTGCGAGATCGTTGCGGCGCTGGATTTCGTGGAGAAGATTTCATGCGGGCAGTCGGGGTATATGGATGTTTTCGACGGCGACATATTCGCTGTTTATGAAGAAAATATGTGGTGTCGGGGCTGTGAGGACAATCTGTACGTTTGCGATAAAGGGACCTACCGGCGGTTGCTCTACACCGCCGGGAAAGGGTATTTGCGCAAGGGGGAACCTGATTACGACATGGACAACGCCTACAACGCGCATGTGCTGACGTTGTGTCGGAACCATACGAAGATCGGCAATATCTATGTCGATTGTTCGATGTTGGAGGATAAGCCTGGGGACCATGTACGAAAATAGGGCGTGCGGGGAATGTCCGCTCTTCGAGTGGTTCGAGGGCGGAATCGACGCGGGATGGTGCGGGCTTCACCAACGGCCGGCAGATGCGGACGACGAGGTGTGTGGAGATAGTCCGGTTTCGAATGAAGAATAAGATCGAAAACAACATAAAGATATGTTTGAAAAACTGATTTGCCACGTATGCGGGCATGATTATCGGGATCGTTACAGCGCACTCCTGGGTGTCGATAAAACAACAAAAAAAGAACGGATCATAATGACGAAATACGAAACCTGTTCACGCTGCGGTCATACCAAAAACGTGCAGGTGGATTCGATTTGGGAACCGGTGGAAACGGAGAATCCGGTTGTCCGTCGTTGGGGATTCAATAACAATCGAGGGTGGAAAGAAAGCACGGTAAAGCGCATTTTGGATGAAAAAATCGGATAAAGAATATGAACTGCGGGTGGGTGTGCCGGATGGATGCAGGCTCGTGGGGTGCAGGACGGAAGGAGAGGTCGTCGTGATTGTATTCGAGGACGAACGGGGACCGGATATTCGGTCGATCGGATTTTGCCGGGAGCATTCGGGAGAAGTGCCGGACGATGAACAATGAACCATGAAACACGTAAAAGATGGAATACAGACGAATTACAATAGATGTCGGGACGCTGTTGCGGGATGAACGGCCGAAGATCGGGGCATACCTGGAAAAGAAAATGGAACTTGTGCCGCCCGCCGGGGTGACGCGCGAAATGTTCCGGGCTATTGCCCGGGAGCTATGCGAAATGATGTTCGCCGCCGGGGTCGGCCGGATGATGGAGGCGATGCGGCAGTCGGTTCCCGCGGCGGAGATCGACGCCGCAACGCGGGAAAAGGAGGTGTGTGCGTGATGGGTGGCTGGGTGACATACGACGAAGGGCTGGCCGCTGTGGGCGCACGGGTGGCGAGCTATCCCGATCACCGGGGCGACGTCCGGGAAGGATGGATCACGGGCCTCTATTCGCTTTACGACAAGCGTTACATGGAGGTTGTTTACGACGACGGGGAGAAGGTGCAGTTACTGGCCGTTTCGGGGCGTTATTCGGAGCGGATGGACACCTCGCTGGACGTGGGGATGATTTGGAGGGAAACGGTCTGAAATCGAAGGAAAGCGTGCAATGTGCATCCCGGAAACATCAAGTGCACAACGCAAGCCACTCTACATAGTAGAGTGAAGGTCGCAAAAGAGGGGGTATTGTGCAGTAATTTGTGCAATACCCCCTCTTTTGTGTGCAGTAGCACGTTGTCAGCGCAGACGGTGCAGGAAGCGCAAGTAGTACTCCATGTCGAACTGCGTAAATTCGAGCCGGGAACTGACCGCAGCTTCGAAGGTAACACGCAGGTAACACATGGAGCATGGAAACCGGCGCAGCAGGATGTCGCGGTCAGCGGCAGAGAGGTCCGTGTTCCGCATGGTGGTCCATGTTTTCAAATCTGTGCTCCCTTCGACAATGAGCTGCATCGGATAGGCTTTGGGAGTGTGAAGGCGGAGGATCATGCTTTCGAGCCGTTTGTACTCCGTGGAGCCGAATTTGAGCGGACGTGTGACCAGGCGGATCCGGACGGGCTGGTCGGGCCATGCCTCCTCCTCGTCGAGGTTGAGGAGCTGGATATGACCGGGAGCCAGGCGGACGAACAGTTCGTTGGTGTTGAGTTTTGCTCCGTAAAAGTCGCGCGTGGACCAATAGCTTCCGTCGAGCGAGTAGACATAGGCGCGGGTTCCCGCAGCGGCCCGCCCGATGGCTTGGGCGGGATTCCAAACGATCACCTCGTTATGGGCGGGCTGGTAGTATAGCTTCGCCGTGCGCAGGTAGTCGAGCGGCGGTGTATTGTGCAGGTCGTTCAGCGGTTCGGAGATCAGGCGGCTCTCGTTGGAAAACATCGCCATGATACCCCGCGCCGTAACGTAGAGTACGTTGTGATTGACGGCGAGCGTTTCGGGGTTGACGATCCGGTCGTAGTTGAGCGGGATCGTCGCCGAATACAGTATATCGCCGCTGCCGGACTGGAGCGTGAAGATGCCCTCGTCGGTAAAGACGTAGAGCGGAAACTCGCCGAACTTGGCATCGGACATTTCGATCGCCGCGGAGTTGACGCCCAGGATGCGGTTGCTGTCTGTGCCGATGGCATAGGAATTGGCCAGCGGGAAGGAGAAGGGGTTGTTCGGGGCTGAAACGCGGAGTTTGTTGCGCTGGGGGACAAAGGTGGCGGTCGCATGGATTGTCTGGCTAGTGGGTTTCATGCCTTTGAATATGACCGAGGAATATTTCACGTAACGATAGGTCTTGTTGTCGTACAGTTCGCTGTCGTCCCCGCATGTCGCCCAAGCGAAATTGTTTGTTTGGGCGGGTTGCAAGTCTATTTTATAAGGTGCTGTGTGGATCTCTTCTAAAACCGGTGCATACATGAATGTTGCCCGGTAATCGGGATAAGAGAGTATTTTATTCGGAACGAACGTAGTGTAACTGTTGAGCGGCAGCGTTGCGGCCGCCGTGGTGCGGTAGTCGGTATTGTCGATACGTATGTTGGTGATGATGTTATATTGAGGAGGATTTGTGGAGACGGGAAAAAAGGCATCCCCGAAACCTTCGAAGAGACGTAGCTCGGCATTTCCCCCGATATGCAGCCGGGAGTTGTACTCTTTGGCTACATCGTAAAAGAGCGAATGGGCATCGACGGGCTCGTAGGCGCCGTTCTGTTCGATGTCTTTAAGCAGGTCAGCACCGAGATACATGTTGTATGCGCTGTCGGAAAAGTCTTCGATGGGAATTGATTTGACAAAATAGAAGGGTTGCTCGGGGAGGCGGTTGTCGGCCCAGTATTTATGGATCATGTTATTGCCGATTGTTATGCCGGCATTTAGCCGGTTGAGTTTCTCGCTGTCCCAGATGGGATTGATCCGCGTGGAATAGATGATGATGCTTTTGACGAGATTCGTATCGAGGTTGTCGGGAATCGTGATAGTGATATAGGGGCGTATCCAGAAAGTGAAAGGGGTACAGTCTCCGTCCCCGCTTTCAGTCTTGACTTTGACGATTATTTCATTATCTACGCTTTCGGTATACAACACGCCTGGCTGAATCGTCTTTTTCAAGGAAAAATTAATGTATTTGCGATATTGCTCCCCTGCGGCGAACGGTTCAGATGCGGCGATGACGAGGGCCGATGGTGATACGAGAGAGCCGTCGGCCATCTGGAATGCTGCGAAAAAGCATATTTCACCCCAGAAATATTCCGCACTGATTTGAGGGATATAGAATACCCCTGTTGAGATGTTGTAAAAGGGGACCCCGTTCTTCACTTCGTTCGTCTTGTATTTTGCAATGCCGGTGCACGTAATCGGCTTGTTGGAAGAATCTACTCCTCCATATCCTTCCAGTCCCAGAATGGTGGACTGCCGTACGACGGGAGGCTGGGGAATTTGAAATTCCTCGTAGGTGCCGCCATTGAGGTAGTAATGCACAACCTGTTGGTTTGTGTTGTCCATTACGATCAAAATATTGCCGAAATGCGTGATCCGGATGTCGGAGGACAGTCTCTCGGTGAAGACATCGCCGTAGTCCCAGTAGATTGTTTCGTTATCAATGATGACGGTAAGCAGGTAGATTGCGCTGTCGTCATAAGGGACGGAGGCAATGTAGGTGTCGTCACCAGCGGCCGGGTGGTGGTAGATGATCGAGATTTTCGGGAGCCATTCCTTGTCCTCGCCTGGAACCCGGAGAGAATGTTTGATCTTCAGCGGGTCGATATTATGCCAGCCGCCCGTTTCCCAGCGCAGGTTGTGGAGTTCTTCGCACTTGCCGTCGGCAACGGTCAGATCGGGCGTCGAGGTATCGAGGCCCGAAACGGGAACGGAAATACGCCTGCGGTTGTTCTCTTGCTTTGCCATATTATTCGTCGTTTTGATTGATAGATTTTCGGATCGACTGCCGCAGAGCATTGAAGAAATCCTCTTCGGGACCGTTCGGTTTGTCGGAATTATTACCCGGTGTCGCGATTGTGGCGACAAGCCGGAGCAGGGAGGTGAAATCCTTGTCGGAGATCTCCTTAAGCGATACGCTCGTACAACGCCGGATCAGCTCTTTGCCCAGCAGTTCGCGGGCCTGTACGACGTTCGCTGTAAATTCATCGCCGGCGGCAGCTTCGGCTGTTACGATCCGGCGGTTCAGGTCCTCGTCAACCTGTTCCCGGACGGAAAGCAGTGCTTCCCGTTCGTCGGGGGAGAGGCGTTCCCAGGTGCGAGTGACGTACATCCGGCTGACTCCGTACTCTTGTGCAACGCGGGAAGCATTGCGCAGTTGCGCATATCGGTAGCAGATCAGTTTGTCGCGTTCCTGCTTTTCGAGGCGCGCTTCCTGCTGCTTCCGGGCTGCTGTCTTACGACGGGAAGCGGTTTTTTTCACCGGAGCGGTCATAAGGTTTTCGCGTTTTTTTGTGCTACGTTTTTGTAGCAAAAGTAAATATAATAGTTTATTTTTGAGCAATCGTGTAAATAAATTAATATACTATGTGTAGGCGGAATATTTGGATTTTGCTGGTGTGGGCCCTTTGCGTCGCGTTGGATCGTCTTGGATTCACTGCAATAGATAGCCCGAAGGTGTATGTTTCGTTTGTCGGGGCGTTGATCGGCGGCATTGCCTCGGCCGCCTCGGGTATATTCGGTGCGGCGGCAGCGAACAGGAGGCGCAGGCAGGCTGAACGCGAATTGGAGAAACAGAAAAAGAAACTGGCCGAATGGCGGGATGCGGAGATGGGCACAAACTATCTCGATCGGGCCGATTCGAGAGCTGCATTGCGCCGCGTGTTCGAACATAATAAAGAAGCGCAGAAGGCGGCGAACACGAATGCAGTGAAGTCTGGTATGACCGACGAGGCAAAGGTGGCACAAGCCGCGAAACTCAACGAGAATTATGCCGATGTCGTCAGTCAGATAGCTGGAGCCGGAGCCCGGCACAAAGACCGGGTGCAGCAACAGTACATGGATGAAACACGGAATCTCGACAACCTGAAAATTCAGAATCTGATGGACACTTCGGGGGTGGATAACATGGTACAGGGGATTACGGGAGCCGCTGCGGGGCTGGCCGGTGCCTTGGGTGGCGGGACCGGTGCCCCCGCATCTCCGGGAGTAGGGGTGTCTCAAAAGGTGCAGTCTATGGCGCAGAATGCCGCAGGCATTCCCGCGTGGGCGGGCCGATACAAAATAGGGTGACGCTATGGCTGAAAAAATACGGAAGAAAGTTTATAAGCCGGTCGCGGGTGCAGATCTGAAGCCGGAAACGCCGGAGGCTCCCGAAATCAGGGAGGAACCGGCTGTGCCTGATGCCCCTTTGAAACCCTTGGGCGTATCCGAAACTATTGCGGCTCCCTATGCCGAGTTCGGTGGGTTGTCTGAAAGCCTTGCGGCCCGCCGTTCGCAGGCTTCCCGGAGCCGGGAGGAGGCGTTGAGTGGCTGGCAGAAGGCGCTGGAAGAGCAGAAGAGCGCCCGCCTGGCGCTGGTGAACGCCGCCAAACCTAAATCCGAGGACACAGCGAAAGAACAGCGCAGACTTCGGAACGTGGCTATCGGACAGGCCGTCGGGGAGTTCGTCGGGGCGCTGTTCGGCGGTATTCAGGGCCTCGGAAGCAGATCGGGCCGCGGATATGTCCCGAAGATGCCGGGAATGTACCGTAATACGCTGGCGCGGTTGCAGCAGCTGCGCGATAACGATATTCTCGCCAATGAAAAATACCGCAATCTGATGGGATCCATGTTGGAACGAAACGCAGGGGATCGTGCGGCAGCCGCCCGGGAGCGGTGGCGTGATGCTGCTGAAGAAGAAAAGCAGCTGCGCACGGCGCAGGACTACATGGACCGTGAGGCGATGCGGGCCGGTAATCGGTCGGACGCATATGAACGGCAAGCCGCAGTTCGTGCTGATTTGCAACAGAAACGGCACCAGCAGCGGTTGATAGAACAGCGAAATGCCGCAATACTGAAAGGGAACGGCCGCGGAACCGGTACGGGTGTGGACGACGATGTGGCCTATCTGACGAAATTGCTGCTGCCGAAAACCCGGACCTCGACCACGAGCGGCGGAAAGTTCGATATGACGACAGTACGGGATGTCACGTCGTACAACAAGCAAGAAGTGGCAGCCGCTACGGCGCTGGCAAGACAGATCGCGCCGATCCGAAAGCGGTATGAACTGTCGGATTACGACATCGGGATTTTGCAAGAGGCGATCACAGCGAAACCTTCCGTCGGAATAGGTTGGGAGCAAATCGCCGATGCGCTGGCCGAAGGGTATAGCGTTGACGACATTGTTTTATTCATTCGCACGAACTGACATCATGGCACATCAGAATAAACGACCGCTGGGGGAGATTTTAGGTGCCGGGAAGCGCCGGATGGAGCGCAAGCCGGCACGTCCGCTGAAAGAGATATTCGGCACGGGTAAAGAGTTGTCGAAGGAAAGGACCGATACGGCGGTATTATCGCCGGCCGATCCTGGATTTTGGGTTCCGAGTGATCCGTGGATAGGGCCCGAGCAAGAGCGGGAACCCGGATGGACGCCGAATTTCCGCGGAAAGAAAAAGTTGGCTTTTTTGGAGCAGTCGCAGCGGATGATGGACGGTTGGCAGGGGGAGAGGGCTGCTGAATCCATGCCTGCGTCGGAGACTGTCGAGACGTTGCAGACCGGAGCCGTGTCGGTCCCTGCGGAGAAAACGGGGCGACGGATGCCTGTGGAGCGCTTCGACGTGCGTGGCGCGCTGAATCCGGCTGCGGTGCGGTCGGGCGTGCTGCTCGATCCGGAACGCAGCGAGACCCCGGCGGCGGGCGACATGGCGCTGCCGTCGGGGACGGTATTGCGAAAGAGCGACCGAAACTTGGACGAATTTTTCCAGGAACAGGTCATGCCCGGGATCGAACCGATGCAGGCTGCGGCCGACGAACGTGCCCGCAAAGTGCTTACCGAACAAAGTGAAGCGAGGGATAGACGCTGGTTGGAGCATTTCAATATCGACCCGGTGGGGGATTATGTGGCCGATGCGGTACGGACGGCTGCGACGAGCCGCAGGGAACGCGGACCTGCGCGAATCGTGGAAGAGGTCCTGTCGGGAATTGACCCCGGGAAGGCGAATGCTTACATTGCCGACAGGCTGGCCGACGATCCCGAGTTTGCGGCGGCGGCCGACCGTTTACAGAGAGTTGTACCCGCAGGCGGGGAGGTATCGGATGAAGAGATCGAGCGGTTGCAGACTGCGTTGTCGCCTGCACAGCGCAAACAGTATGATAAGGCCGTGTCGGAAGAGCAAAAACGGATAGTCGGGGAGCAGGAAGCCTTTCAGAAAGCCGCGGATGCCGCCTGGAAACGGCAGGTGCAGCAGTTTCAGCAGGGGATAACTGAACGGCTTGTGGAGGAAATGGCCCGGCGTAACATGCCCGAGAGCGAACTGGACGCATTTACCCGGATCGCACTCAACGCTTCGGTGCCGGGGATGCTGACGGAGTGGACCGTCAGCAATGCAGCAGGAGGCGACAAGGCCCTGCATGCGCAGATCATGCAACGGGCATTGGAAAAGTACGATCCGTCGATCGCAAGCCGCATCGGCGGTGAAGTGGCCGGACTACTGTCGAGCGGTCCGGTGTTTGCCGCAGGCGGGGCATTGGGTAAAGCTGGGGCCGCAGGTCTGCGCCGGATAGCCGAGCGAAGCGTAATAAAGCGGCTGATGGCGCGGGGAATCACGGAGGGGGCCGAAGGAATAGCCCGGAGGTTGGTGGCCGGGAGTACGGCTCAACGTCTTGCACAGGCAGCGGTGGCGAGCGGTACGACATTGGGGACTTACGATGCTGTGGCGACGCCGCTGGCACAGGCTGCGGCGGGAGAGAGCCCGGGGGCCGGGGATGTGCTCGGTGCGATGGGCCGCGGTTTCGCTACGGGGGCGCTGCTGCCCGGGATCGGGATGGCAACGGGTCGCGTGGCCGATGCGGCCACGTCACGGTTGGGACGCTATGCTGCGGAACTGGGCGGGTTTGCGGCGGAAAATGCCGCATTCGTAGGTATGGGGACCCTTTACGACGGGTTGCGCACAGGAGAATGGGGTTCGCCGGAGCAGTTGGCCGAGGATTTCGCCCACAGCGTCGGTGTGCTCGGCATTATGAAGAGTGTCGGCTCCCTGAAACGGGGACGGGCGAAGAATCCCGGGTTCTACGATAAGGTGATTGCCGAGACGGAGTTTACACCCGAAGAGGTGGAGGCTCTCGGCCGTGCCGGGGTGGACGGGCGTTCGTACAAACGGGCCGTTTTCGACCTGCTGAACGCGAAAGAAACCGCCGCAGGGCGTGAGGTTGCCGAGCGGGCCGCGGAGCAGCTGGGAAACCGCTATGCCGACGTGATGCGGTCGCCGGAGGTTCCCGTGTCGGCGAAAGCAAAGCTGATGTATTTGGTGGAGGGACGTATTCCGGAACGGTTGCCGTTCACGACCGACGTGCGGCGGATCGTGGGTGAGGACGGCCGGACAACGGTGGACCTGCTCGATCCGGCCGGGAACCTGGTACAGCGGCGCGCGTTCTCCTCGGAAAAAGCCGCGGAGGCGTTCGAGCGCGAGAGTGCCGGTGTGCGGGAGGTCAACAGTATTCAGTATTACGAAGCCTTGATCGACCGGGTGCAGGCGTTCGATGAGGCGTCGCAGGCGTATGCCGTAGAGCGGGGCGTGCCGATTGAAACCGTGAAGAACGAGGTGCGGAAAGCTGTCGGAGGGCAGCCGTATGACAAAGAGTTGGTCCGGCGGGTCGTGGAGCTTTCCGGGCAGGCCGGTACCGGGACTGTGGATGTTCCGGGGATGCTGGCCGCAGAGATCGGTCGGAAACACGGTCTCCAGGAGGGCGAATTCGAACAGGCGTTGGCCCGGCGCGAGGAGGTTCGGATGCCCGAAGAGCGGGCCGCGGTGGCCGAATACGCTGCCCGGCTGAAAGAGATAGCTACGCAGGAACTGCGGCCGGAGCCGACGCCCGAGCAGCGGGCCGAGAGGCAGTTGGTCGAGGTGGCGGAGCAGGCGATTACGCAGGCGCAGAACCGTGACGACGGTGTGGTTTACACGGCGACGATGCAGGACGGGCGGCAGGCGAACATTATCAAGGGCGCCAATCTGGTCTATGATCCGGAGACGGGGGAGGTGGATGCCATGCAGTCGGACCCTACCGTGGTCGTGCGCTATGAGGACGGGGAGATGCGCCAGGTGTCGGTCCGGGAGATCGACATGATCGTTGAGGCGGTGAGCACGAACGACGCCCGGGCGGAAGCGTTGAAGGCGATCCGCGAACAGCTCGACACGGCGGCCCGCGAGGAAGCGTTGGCCGAGGCGGTCGAGACTGGCGGCCTGGTGCAGCTGAAGGACGGCCGCATCGGTGCCGTCGAGGGAGTGAACGAGGACGGCAGTTTCAACGTGGCGGTGCAGGATGCCGAAGGTCGGATTGTGACCGGGCGAGTGGAGGCCGGGGATATTGTCGGACCCGTGGGGGAGGAATCTGTGCCGGAGGCAGTCGGATCGGACGGGAACACGGCTCCGATAGTGGCAGATGAAACGGAAGCTCCGGAGGAAGCGCAGGAACAGGCCGTAGGACCGGAGATCCCGCGACAGAAGAATGGACAGCCGGATTTCAACGCCATGCCGGCGGACATGCTGGCCGTGGAACTGTCGGCGGCAGTCGGGCATGACAAGGCCGTGGAGCGTCTGCAAGTGGCCCGAGGGGTCAATGCGAAGAGCATGGATAAACTGCGCAAGTCGCTGGACGGGATGGGCGATCTGAACAAGGCGATGGCCGTGGAGCAGCGCCTCGCCGCCATGCAGCAGGAAGATGCCCGGCTGTCCGGGGCGCTGGAACAGCTGGGCGACATGGCGGCTCGGCATGCGGAGGACGATGCGGCTCCGCGGGATGCCGAGGATCTGGCAGCAGTGGAGGCGTATGACCAGGAGAGGAACAACAGTCGGCCGGAACCGGTAATAGCAGAACGACCGGGGCCTGATGACGTACCGTTCTCGGTAGTGGGCGGTGCATCAGCGGCTCCGGCGGGTGTTACGCCCGAACGGTGGAACGTGATTGTGGAACAGCTGCGGCAGGTGATTGGGGCGGAGAATGTCGTTACCGATCCAGAAGCGGTTCGGGCGGCCTATGAGCAAATCATGGGGCACGGTATGGAAATACGGCGGCAGCAGGTGGCCGAGGCGAACGAGCGCTTTAACACACAGTTGGATTTGTTCGAAGGCGGAACGCTGCCTTCGGATGAAAAACTCGTGATAGGGCGTCCTTGCCCGGTTTTGTTAGCCAGCGGTGTCGATGACTCGGAACTGTATATTACGCAGAGTGTGTTGAGGAATCACATGGTAAAACACGGTTTGTCTGCCGGTGATCTGAAAAATCTGCCCGAAGCGCTGGAGCATCCGATTATGGTCTATGAGTGGGGATCGAAGGCGAAATCTATTGTAATAATTACAGCTATTCCGCGCGGGAACGAACGGATTGCCGTTGCTGTCAGATTGAAAACGATCAAGGATGGCATAAAGATCAATAAAATAGCCAGTATTCACGGCAAGTCGGCAGAACGTCTGCTGGCGGACATGAATACACCGTTGACGGATTTCGGCGCGGAGAATCTGAAATGGGTGGACAAAGAAAAAGTCCTCGATTGGATGTCTATGGAGGCTCCTTTGGCCTCAAGTGCATCTGATCAAGGACTTGTTACTGCTGTAAAGATAGTAACAAATTTCGAAAATCCAAAAATCGGACCGGAAAATATCAATCGTTCGATCATGGCCGACAACAAAATGCCGGTGGAAATATCCGACAGGCTTCAGGTAATCGACCTGAAAAAGAACCGGACCGATCTGTCCCGGGTGGACAATCGGCGATTTATGCTGAATCCGAAAACGGGAACGCTGATCCTGGGAGACGAGAAATACGGACACGGTGCGGATTTGGTAGCCGGATCGCACTCCGAAGAGTTTTTTGATTCGGGAGTGAAGGAGAATTTCGACGATTTTATTCGTGGCTGGATCGGGTATACGGCGAGAGGACGCTATAAAAACGGCATAATTCATTTTGCGCCGTCGATCTCTGCGGAAAATTTCGACAATGGATTCGATGCTATTCAGTTCCTCCGTGCCCAGGATGGCGTCAACGAACGTACCGTGGTTCGGGGATTCGGAACTGTTGGCGAGGAAACGATCAAAGAATTGTTCGATCCCAATATACGCTATTTCCGGACGCAGGAGGGCGAGGTGTACGGATTCACGGCAGACGGCAAAATATACCTCGACAGCGAGCGGATGAACGCCGCGACGCCGATGCACGAATATACGGAGCTGTGGTCGCAGATCGTGGCCCGGGAAAATCCTGAACTATGGATGCGCGGTGTGGAGTTGATGAAGCATACCCTTGTTTGGGACGAGGTGAACGCCGATCCGAATTACAAAGAGTTGTCCGAAGAGTTGAGGGTGAGTGAAACGCTCTCGCGCATCGTTGCCGACGAATTTGCCGGAAAACAAGACGCGATAACCGATTCATCGGTGCTGTTGGGTAAATTGCGTGCGTGGATGCGCAAATTTTGGGGGTTTCTGAAAGGTACGTTTGCAAAATGGACGAAGCGTGAATTGGATGATCTTACGCCTAAAAAATTCGCGCAGATGCCTTTGCGTGATTTTGTGGAAGGGATAGACCTGCAAAAAGTCCGGGGACCCAAACCGGAGCCGCAGCGGGCTGCCGGGCATAAGCAGATGCAGTTGGAGATCATCGAACGTTATAATCCGATGAGAGACAATGTGCATACCGGTATCCGAAATATCGAAGATATAAAGTCATTCGAAGAGGTCGTAAACGAAGCCAAATCAGAGGGTGATACGGCATATCCTGATATTGGCTTGGACATGCTGGAAGAAGCGGCAAAAACAGGCCGGATAACCGTGTACAGTTCCTATCCCATCAAACAGGGAGTATTCGTTTCGCCGTCGCAGATGAATGCTGCGGATTATGCCGGAGGCGGACCGGTGTACAGAAAGGAGGTTTCTGTGGATGATGTGGCATGGATAACATCCGATGAGGGGCAATATGCGAAAGTCGGGAGCAATTCCGAAGCTCGGTTCAGTTTTATCGGTGAACGGGGTGCTGAAAATCTCGACAAGGCCGAAGAGGCATCCGTAAGGCTCGATAACCTGGCCGCAGCCCGCAGTATGGAGACGGCCGGGAAGGATGCACTTGCGATTAAGATGGCGACCGGCTGGGAGCGGGGTACTGACGGAAAGTGGAGGTATGAAATACCCGACATAAAGGTGATAAGGCAACCTGAAATGACAGTTAATCGGACCGAAGAAGGGAATGTCTGGTATAAGACAAAACTTGGGAAATTGATTGATGCTCCGGAATTGTTCACTGCTTACCCACAACTCGCGGGTATTGAAGTTGGAATACAGACTCTTCCCAAAGGGGAATCTGGAAGTTATCACAATAATGTACTGATATTAAACATTGATACATATAAAGATAAGAAAGAGGATGTAAAAAAACGTATCGGCGAAATAGAACGATCTGCGGAATACAAAGAATATAGCAATGTTTTTGATGCCGAAGATGCAACAGAGGCGGAGATGAACATGGCTATGAAAAAGTTTTTCACTTCCGATATTGGCAAGGAGTATTACGACCTAATGTGGGGAAAAGGCTCTACGGAAAAAGCGTTCGGAAAGAGTGCCAGATCGGTTTTGTCACACGAAATTCAACATGCGATTCAAGATATTGAGGGCTTTGCGAGAGGCGGAAATCTGACCATAGGGGAACGTATTGCGAAACAGAGAGATTCGCTGACGGATTGGCAACGTAATTTTATAGAGGACGTTGCTACATATGAAAGCCTGAAGGACACGATGCGCGAAGATTATCCATTGTCGAGATTCATGCGGAACATGGCTGCGGATGAAGCGCGTTATGGCGAGAGCATTTCGCGCGACATTATGACAATGGACGATAAAGAACTACGCCGGGAATACAATCGGTTATCGCAAGCATCGCGAAGGGTGTCTCCAGGTGAAGCATATTTTAATATTGCTGGTGAGGTTGAAGCTCGTAATGTGCAGAAACGCCTTGGGATGTCGGCTGAAGAACGGTTGGCGTCGTTGGCCGAGGAGACGGAGGATGTGGCCCGGAAGGATCAGATTATTCTACGCGAAGCGTTGGGCGGCGGAGCCGCAAGTTTAGCGAATGCGCGGGAATTTACCGAGCGGCGGGTGACGACGCTCGAAAAGTTGGAAAATAAGCGCGATGCGCTGATTGCCGACCGCGGAAATATTGCTAACTTTGACGAACGACTGGCTGCGGTGGATGCCGAAATCGAGGCATACATACAGTCGGACCCGGTAGCCGAGACGTTCGGCAAGGATGGCGCGGGCGATGCCCATCTGCAGGCCGTGGAGGATACGGTGTACGATATGCAGCGCGAAATAAACCTTCCGACACAGACTGTCGTAGTACGCAATGCCGATGAGTTTATCGCCCGACTGCGGGAAATGGGGGCTACGGATGAACAGCTGAAAGGAATCTCTCCCGAACATTGTCCGGAGGGTGCGCAATGGCGAGGCGAAATCGTCATCCGGGGTGACGCTGTTGCAGACAAGGTGCATGCCCGAGTGATTTATATTCATGAGCAGGCGCATGACATCACGGAGGCATTGTTCACTCCGGATGAGTTGTACGATGCAGCCGAGGAGATGGGAGCGGACTACATGAATAAGCGTCTCGAAGAGCGTAATGCTTCGTACCATGTGGACGAGAACAGCGTCGAGAGCATGATTCAGGGCGCGAATGAAATGATTAGCCGCGGTGTCGATCTGTTGTACAGAAAGGGACTGTTGGCAGAGTTTTTCGCTACGGAGAATGGTCCGATCTATCCGGTAATCATGTACATGGAAGAACACGGCGTTCCGTCCCGACTGAAAGATTTGATTGTTGAGAACCTGCAAAACATAAAAGCGGATCAATATGGCACAGAAAGAACGAGACAGAATATCCCGGGAGAAGTTGAGAGACAACTTGATTCTCGATTATTTCCTGCCCGCGAAGGCGACGGAACGGCAGATGAAACGGGCGGAAGAACTGGAACGGCAGGGGATGCAGTTCCGGAACGCATTGGAGCAGGCGCAGCAGGAGTTGCCGCGGACGCCGGAGGACGTATTGGTGGACGTGGAAGAGATTTAGAGCGTCCGAGTTTTTCATTCGGAGATTCGAGGAATGACGCCCCGAAACTTACCAAACAACAGCAGTTGATCTCCGACTTGCGGCGTGCCGTGCGTGAAAGCAAGGCCGCAGCCCGTTCCGTGGCGCATATCGTCAGCCGCCGCGTCCGCAAGGAGGTCGGCACCGACTTGGTGGAGATTATGGGCAAGCGCGAGTTCGACGCCATTGTCCGGCAGATCGAGGAGGCCACAGCCAGGCAGGAGGTGGAGAAACCCCTGCAACGCATCGCCGAGGTTGTGACGGACCTCGAAATAAAGCGTTTGCAGAAAGTGGTGGACGACTTTTTGAAACTGAAAGTGCAGGGCGAAGGGCCGCGCGGGGTCTCGGTGGCGAAAGAGGTGGATGACCGAACACGGCGGATGTTCGAGATTTTCCGCAACAACCTCGACCGGCCCGCGGCGGAAGTCGCTGGGGAGCTGCGTGAACAAGAGGATGCCGACATGCTCTACGACCTGGATGCCGTCAGCGCCCTCGAAGCCTATCAGGAGGCCGTGCGTTATGGTCGGGAGGTTGACGAGATAGACCGGGAGGTCGAAGCGCTGCGGGCGCGTAATACGCAGTTGCGCCGGGAGCGGATCGCGGCCAACAAGGCCGGGCGCAAAGAGTTGTTTGAATTGCTGAAAAAGCAGATTCTTTACAACAACGAACTGATCGACGCGCTGGAGGCCGAGCGTGTCGAAACGAAGGGGCATCGGGCAGGGGCTCTCAAAGAGACGGCGGGGCTGCTTTCGGGACAGATAGGCGCCGGCCGCGAGATACTGTCCGAATGGAAAAAGCAGGAAGAAGAGCGCCGTAAGAAGATCGTAAACGATGCGTTTCACGATGTGGACGACGGAACGAAAATTCCGGTGCTCGACAAGCGGCCCGGCATATGGACGCAGGGGTATCGGCGAACGGTCGAATTTCTGCTCTCCCCGGCCTATTCGATGGACTATCTGCTGAAGACGATAAGCGTGAACGCCCCGAAGGGCGAGGGTGCGCTGTACGATCATTTCATGCGCGGCACGGACGGCTACGTGGAGGCCCGCGGCCGTTATTATATCGGTTACGAGGATTTCAAACGGGCGCTCGACGAAAAGGCACGGGCCGTATTCGGTAAAAGTTATCCCGAGGTCGTGGCAGACAGCAACGTACCCACGGAAGCGACGATCACGATCACGAACGCCGCGCCCCGGAAGCCGGAGCGGGATAAGCAGAAAGGGACCGATGCCGGGAATCCGGAAAGGGTAGCCGCGGCAGAGGAGTACAACCCGACGATCGGTGAAGCGCTGTATATCTACATGACGAACAAAATGACCGACGGGCAGGTGAAACTCAAACGCATGGGAATAACGGAGGAGGAAGTGGATGCGCTGGTCGGAATTCTTCCGGCGCGCTACGTGCAGTTCGCCGACTGGCTCCAGAACGAGTTCCTGCCCGAGCGCCGGAAAACCTATAATGCGACGCATCTTGCTGTCTTCGGGACACAGATGGCCCGGATCGAGAACTACGTGCCGCTGAAAATTCAGAAAAGTTACGTGCGACAGGAGGTGGACGGTTCGGAACCCGATCCGGACACGCTGCCGTCGGCTATTACCGGGTCGATCATCAGGCGTACACGCAACAACCAAATCCTGAACCTGCACACGAATGCTCTCGACCTGATGCTGGAGCACGGGCAGCAGATGGAACATTGGAATGCCTTTACGCGGGTCGTACTCGACATGAATGCGCTGCTGACGAGCACGAAGTTCCGGCGGATGCTCGACACCCGAAATCCGGGGTTGCACAAGCGGTTGAAGGTGGCCGCGCAGCTTGCAGCCGACAGTTACCGTCCACAGGCGAACGACGTGAACCGCGCATGGATTGCGCTTGGCAAACTGGCCGCGTCGAGCAAGATCGCTTTCCGCGTGAACACGGCGCTGAAACAGGTGCTTTCCTATCCGGCGTTCTATGCCTACTCCCCGAATCCGAAATTCTGGGCGCAGCTGACGAAGAACCTCGCACCAACTACTTGGGCGAAGAATTTCCGTTGGTGTATAGACAACATTCCGTCGTTCCGCGAACGGTGGTTGGGCCGCATGGCCGGCAACGAGAAGCTGGCGCAAATGACTGCGCCGCTGCTCGACAAATGGCTCGATAAGATGAATAAGTACGGAATGATGCCCAATGCTTTCGTGGATGCGCTGACCTGTGCGAACGGGGCGAAGGCCGTATATGATTTCCGACGGACCGAATACATGGAGCGCGGAAAATCCGCGGCCGAAGCCGAACGGATGGCCCGCATTGACGCTGCGGTGTCGATCAACACGACCCAGCAATCGAGCGAAGGCATGTATATCGGGCAGATGCAGGCCGACCGGGATTTCTGGAGCGTGTCCATGTCTACGTTCCAAAACTCGAACTTCGCCTACCTGCGCAAGCAACTGGAAGGAATCGACGAACTGTTCCGCGACACGATGCGTGAACGCAGGAATCGGACGGAGTATTACAAGGAGCAGGGATTTTCGGACGACGAGGCCTCCGACTTGGCATTGAAAGAGGTCGTGGAGGCAAAACTCGGGGCGCTGTTCAACATTGTAGTATTCATGTTCGGGCTGAATATCCTGTGGGGGCTGGGCAACAACGTATGGAAATATCTCTTTGCTCCGGAAACCCGGGACGAGATACCCGGTGAACTGGCGAAATCGGCCTTCGTGGCTGCCGTGCGCAATACGACGGTCGGATCGCTGGCCGAAGGTTTCGCCAGCGGTTACGGGGCGAATCCCTCGGTGCTGCTGTCGGACATGATCTCATTCACGAACCGGCTGTGGCGCATCGTCAAAAAGGAGAATCCCGATGCGTGGAACGAGACGGCGGCTTATCTGGCCCTGCAAACGCTCTCGGCGAACGGACTTGGAATAGATCTCGAATCGTTCGTTAACATGTATCAGGGAATCACGGGCATGATCCGCGACGGGGTGGATGTGGAGGACCTGATGTGGATACTCAACGCTCCGCAGTCGCAGGCGAAACTCCTTGCCGGCAAACCCAAAGAAGGGGAGACCGAAGAGAAATATCACGAGCGGATGATCTTCATTGAGCGGCGCATTGCTGAACGAGTAGATAAGAAACGCCGCGACAAGTGGACGCGCAACTACACCGCCTACCGGCAGGCCGAAGCGCTGGGGATACAGGCCGAACGCGACATCTACGGAAATGTAACGGTTCCGGAGTTGAAGCAACTCGATGCGGAGTATGCGGCGGCTCTGAAAAACTCCGGGGTGACGGCCGCGGGGGGTATGCGCACGGACTACGACTGGGAGGGGCTAACCCCCGAACAGAAGAAACGCTGGCAGAAGCGGGCACGGATGGCGTGGAAAATCAACAAAGAGGAAAAGGAACTCGATGCGGTGATCGTGTACAACGAACGCTATGCGGAGCGGATGCGGGAATTGATGGATCGGAAACGAGAATATATGGTCGATGTGGAAAACAACAAATAACAGTAATATATGGCTGAAAAGAGTGTAGACATCCGGCGTTTGCGGGCGTTGGCGTCGGGCAGGAAGAACGGAGCGGCGAAATATCCGAAAGGCGTAATGTCGCAGATCCGCCGCTCGCAGGCGGAGAGGAGCGAGAACATGGACTTGCTGTATGCCTGCCTGAACGACTGGTCGCAGTTGGACGGGAAACGCCGCGATCACGAACGGTTCATGCGTTACATGGGCGGCGATCAATGGAGCGACCTGGTGGCCGATCCGGACAACGCGGGAAAGATGATCCGCGAAGAGGTGTTGATCTCCCGGACGGGGATAACGCCGATCTCGCTGAATATTATGCAGGAGTTCATCCGCAACATCCTCGGGCAGATGCTTTCGAACAAATACCAGTCGGTTGTGAGGGCTCGGCGCAGCGAGGACGACGTGGTGGCCGAAATGCTCACCAATACGTTGCAGGCGTGTCTGGAACTGAACGAAAATCCGACGCTCGACATCAATCACCTGTTCTGCCTGTTGTCGATGGGCATATCGTGGGGAAAGGTGACATATACAGCGTGGGATGAGCGAAACGACACGGACGGAAAAATCTATTTCGTGAATCAGAACCGTATCGGATGGAATCAGGACTGTGAGGACCCGCGCATGTTCGACTTGCGGCGTATTTTCGAACTGCATGACTATACGCCCGGGGAGCTGCTGGCGAATTTTGCCAAAACACCGTCGGACGAGCAGGCGCTGCGCGAACTGTATGCTCCGATGTTCAGCCGCGGAAGCATCGCCGAAACGGTGAATCAGACTGCGGTAGACACCCTTGCGACGCTGGATTTCTGGCAGAACACTTCGGCGCTGAACAAATGCCGCGTGATCGAGGTGTGGCAGAAACTGGGCCGGTGGGTGCTGTGGGTGCATGACCGTGCTACGGCGGACCTGCCGAAAGAGTATTTGGAGGGATTCGATGCCGTGGAGCGGGCCGCGGAGGCCGAGAACGACCGACGCCGCGAGCAGGCGCTGGCCGCGGGGCTGACGGAAGCGGATGCCGAGGATGCGCGGATCGAGTACGAACGCCGGTACGAGGAGTATTGGTATGTTAAATACCTGACCCCGCAGGGGGTATGTCTGCTCGAAATGGAGACCCCTTACAAGCACCAGCAGCATCCGTATGTATTTGCGGCCATGCCGATTGTGGACGGGTTGGCGAAACCGCTGCTGTCGGACCTGATCGACATTCAGCGCAATATCAACCGGCAGCGAACCATGCTCGACGCGATCATCGCCGGAAGCGCGAAAAACACGCTGTTCATCGCCGAGGAGCAGATACCCGCAGACCTGACCCTGGAAGATTATGCCGAGCAGATCGAGCGAATCAACGGCGTGGTGAGATACAAAGCGAAGGCTGGCGTGCCGCTGCCGGAATATCTGTCGCGGAACTCGACGAATATCGGCGTCTGGGAGATACTGAACTTCGACATGCAACAGGCAAAGGAGATCGCCGGACTAACAGGGGCTTTGCAGGGGCAGGTCGCAAAAGCGGGGACACCTTCATCGCTGTATGCCCAGCAGGCGCAGAACGCCCTGTTGAATTTCGTGCTTCTGTTCGATCGCTTCAACGAATTTGGTCGCAAGCGCGACGATAAGCTGCTGAAAGTGCTGATCCAGTACTACGACAAGCGGCGTCACCTGTCCGTGTCCGGGCAGACATACAGCGACGCGGCAGCGGAATACATTCCCGAGAAGGCGCAGGCTATTGCCGACAACTACGCGCTGGTGATCGCGCAGGCCGCGGATGCACCGGTGTTCCGTCAGCGGATCGACGATTACCTGATGGAGTTCGTGAAGCTGGGGATGCCGTTCGACCTGTTTCTCGAAAACACTACGCTGCCCTTCGGCAAGAAACTCGCGGCGCAGATCAAGTCGCTCCGTCAGCAGCAGGAGCAGGGCCAGCAGCTCGATCCGGAGGCGATGGCGCAAGTGCAGTCAGAAGCCTCACAGAGGGCGAATCCGCAGGCTACGGCATTGCTGGCGCGGATGTTCGGGGCGCAATCTTCCGGGCAAGTGCCCGGGATGCCGAACAAGCCCGCGGCATAGGTCAGAAATTTGCATGTGTGCGAACCTCGGTCCTTTTAGACCGGGGTTTTTCGTTGAGGGGAATTTCAACGGGCGGGTCCATGACCGACGAGACTTTCAGGCCGATGGCAGTTGCCATGTAAATATCGTCGTGGAACTTGTCCACGGCGCCGTAGGAACCGTCGGCCTTCTGTTCGTAGGTCATGGCCTCGTCGAGTGCTCGGAGGTCATTCTCGGCGTAAAGCTGGTCGCGGAAACGCCGCTGCATCTGCGTAACCAGGTCGTCCTTCGTCGCTTTGTTGGTGTGGAAGCCGTACCGGGGCGGCACGCCCTCGCGGACTTTCGTGGGGTCGTCGCGCGAATAGATGTTGTCGTAAACGTCCACGATCTCGTCGAGGATTGTGTAGAAAAAATCGCTGTCTTCGGGTTTATGCTTCTTGATGGAGTTGAACTCCGGGACGAACAGCGCGTGGTTGTAGAACTCGGCCAGCTGCACGGCTTTCCAGATGGCGAGGTCCTGGTCCATGTGGAAACGCCACGTGCCGATGCACTCTTCGTCGCCGCCGAAGAGTTTCATGTAGCGGTCGATCACGCGAATCACGGTCCAGTCGGCATCGTCGCTTTTGCCGCCGATGTCCATCGAGACGACATAACGGTTGGCGACATGGCGGCTCTTGTCGGGAAGCGCCCACAGCCACAGCGTGCCCTGCGGGTTCGGAACGAAGGTCAGGGAATCGTCGATGGACTGCGGGCCGTAGGCGGCGTCGGCGATCAGTTCGCCCCGGTGGATCGGGGCGCAGCATTGGGCCGTCATTCGCTGGATGTCGTTCGGGTTATGGACATTGCGGCCCGTAGTGGCGAATGCCTCGGTAGGGGTGGAGGGATATTCGCATCGCATACGCCAGTCGGAAGGCATGGTGCGGCGTTTCTGACGATACCAGTTCAGACCTTCGAGCGTCGCCCCGAGGTTGAAATAATAAATTTCCTCTTCGGTCATGCTGCGCACAAAGTCGGACTTTTCCTGCTCGGTACGGAAACGGCGGTAGTAGAGGTCGATCTCGAACCAGGCGACAAAGACGGGTTTAAAGCCGTTTTCACCTTTCTCCGCTTTAATCCAGGTATCGTGAAAATAGTTGCCGACGCCCTTTGCCGTGCTTTCCAGCACGACGCTGGTGTAGGGATCGTCGGGGATGGAACCGACGACGCTCTGGATTACGTCGGCGGCCTTACGCTTGGGGGTGTCCTCCCACAGTCCGACCTCGGTGCAATGGGCCAGTTTCAGGTCGTCGGAGCGCAGCGCCTCGGGATTCTGCACCGAGCCGATCGAGACGACGGCCCCGCGTTCCTCCAGCTGCCGGTTGGACTGCGAACCCTCGAAATTCTGGAAACGGACCGGGAACACCTCTTTCGGGTGGTATTGCGCCATGCGCGAATACATGGCCCGCACGTTGCGTGCCTGGTCCTTCTGATGGGCGACGATGCAGCTGTTCCAGTTGATGCGGTGGAATAGCTGAATCCACGCATAGAAAAGCTGGACGAGGGTGGAACCGCCCCACTGGCGGGCTTTGAGGACGATCACGCGGATCGGCTCCCCGGCGAAAAGGGCCGCAATCAACTCGTTGAGTAATTTTAACTGCGGCCGCCGCAGAACGAAGAGGATGATTTTCCCCGATTTCTTGTCTTTGATCCGGGCGCACGTCGCCGCCCAGTATTCGAAATCGTAATTGATGCGCTCGCCGTTGAGGAAATCGCAGCACTTGTCGAACGACAGACCGTTCCGTGCGGCGAAGGCCGCAAGCGACCCGGCCTCGGCGATCTGTTGGAAAACGGGCGTCCGGTAGAGGTAGTCGGGAACGAGGATGAAACGCTCGGTGTCGATCCGCAGTTTCTCGCGCGGGATGGGGGAGCCGGCCCCCGTAAGCGGGTCGTATTTTTCGAAAAGGCGGCGGTTATGGTCGTCGTTCTCCCGGAGCACCTGCCGGATGCCCTCGGGGGTTCTAACCTCGGTTATCACTTTCCCGCAAACAGCTGTTTATTATTTTCTGAATGTATTTCGGAGCCATCGGCGGAATCATGTCCCGTGCGATGATCCGGGCATAGTAGAGCTTGCCGATATGCTCTGCACGAAGGGAATTCTCGCTCTTTTCCTTTTTCAGCAGTTCGAGGTATTTCCGGTAAATCTCCCGGTGCTTGTTGCGAATGAACTCCTGACGTGTCTGCGGTTCCTGCCTTATATCCATTGTCCGTGGAATTTTTTTGTACTTTCGTAGCAAAAGTAAGTGATTTAATTTACTTATCAAAAATATAGTAAATAATTACATTTACAACGAAAAGTTATTGAACTCGTTTTTTCGACTTAAAAACAGACAAAAAGATGGCAAAGAAAGACGACAAAGAGCAGCAGGTTCCAGAAACAGATATTTTGGAAGCCGCAGCAACAGCAGCAAAGGAGGCTGACGAAGCAACGCCGGTTCCGGCAACGGAACGTCCGGCGGGACGGGTTCGGGCTTTTATGCTCGCAAAATTCCCCGATCGACCCTGGGAGGACGATGCGGAACTGGAAAACGGTGTGGCCGACTGGTTGGAGGAGGCCGACAAGTCGCTGGCGGATTACCGGACGGCTGACGAGAAAATCCGTAGCATCGCGGAAAAATATCCCGAGATCATGGCGATTGCCGATGACCTGGCGAAGAATCCAGGGATGCCTCTCGGAGTGGCGATCCGGCGCAATATCGACGAGGACGAGTTGGAAGTCGGGGAGGACGATCCGGGTTTCGAGCAACTGCGCAAATCCCGGGAAGAACGTGCGTCGCGCCGTAAGGCCCGCGAGGAGTATCAGCAGCAACTCGACCGGAATCTGGAAGCAAGCCGTGAGATTGTGGAAAAGTATCTTGCCGACAACGAAATGTCGGAGGAGGAGGCCGCAGCGCTCGGCAAGTACGTGGACGACATCATGGAGGCGTATCTGGACGGGCGGCTGACCGTGGATGTGCTCAACATGTTCCGCAACGCCATGAACTATTCGAAAGACGTGGCCGATGCCCGTGAGGTCGGAAAGGTCGAAGGGATGAATGCCAATATCGACGCCGAACGGCAGCGCAGACAGGAGGCGACGGACGGGTTGCCAGGTCCTGGAAGCTCGACGGGGCAGATCGCACCGCCCGCACCGGCGGAGCCAAGCGACATGATCGACGAGATACTGAAACGGAACGAACGGCGGTACAACATGCTGAAGTAATCACAAGAAAAAATACAACAGAAAATCAAACTTTCAAACAGATCAGAACATGAAAACCAAAAAAATTCTTTTCGTAGCAGGAACCATCTGCTTCGTTGTGCTGCTGGCGATGGCCGTGGTGGCGCAGGACTACATTTTCGAACTGCTGTCGGGCGGCGGTGGCTGCGTGATGGCTGCATTCGCCGGAGCTCCGGAGGAACAGACCGTGCAAGGCGTCGTTGGAACCGTGAAGGACGAATCCCAAACGGACGGATTCGTGCGTCAGGAGGTGAACAAACCGACGTTTAGTCAGAAACTGGCGAAGATTTTCCCGTCTCGATTCCCGATGGACACCATTTTGCGCGAGATCGGCACCGGAACCACCAAATCGGACATTTACAAATATCCGTCAGTCGTTGCACGCGGCGTCCAGGCAAAGGTCAAGGAACTGAGTACGGAAGCGACGGCACCGGATGTGGCGACGATCAAAATGGTATCGGTGCATGCGCTGTCGCTCAACGGCAACCTGCTCGTCCCGAACTACACTGCGACCGGATCGGACGCTGTGGCGAAAAAAGTCTCCAGCGGGGTGTCGCCCCTGCCGCTTGTACTGCACATCGTGGAGATCGACCGTTCCGCCAAGACGATCAAGGTCTATCCGGTCAATGCTTCGAAAGTCCCGGCATTCGAAGCCGACACGACGTTCTACCGTATGGGCAGCGCGATGGACCAGGAGGCGGCCCGTTCGAGCGATCCGACTGTGATGCCTACCTACGACGAGAACTACGTGCAGACTAACATGTGTACAATCTCGCAGCTCTTTGCCCAGGAGGTGCAGGAGAAGGAGACCGAGTGGGGCATGGCCGACATGAAGGAGATGGCGCTCTTCGACTTCCGCTATCAGAACGAGATGAACGCCCTGTTCGGCGTGAAGCGCGAGCTGGTAGACCCGATCTCGCAGAAACCCAAGTACATGATGGACGGTATCATCCGCAAGGTCGGAAACACGCTGGTGCGCGACGCCGAGCAGAGTGTCGAGAAGTTCCTGATTCACGCCGTAGCCAAGACCTTCGACGCCAACAACGGCTCGGACACCCGCGTGATGTTCTACGGTTCGGAGTTCGGCATCGGGTTGAGTGAATCGGCGACCTTCCAGAAGCAGCTCGAAGCAGGAAAGACCGTCATGAAGTTCGGTATTACCTGGAACGAGGTGGAGACCAACTCGGGACGCCTGCTCTGCAAGATGCACACCGGGTTGGCTCTGGCTGGGTACGGAAGCGCCGGACTGATCCTCGATGTGGCCAACGTGCGCAAGGTCGAGCAGTTGGCGCTCCAGACCAAAGACCTCGACCTCGACACTGCGGGCGAGCGCCGTTCGAAGGACACCCGTGTGCTCGAAGCCTTCACGATGGAGGTGACGAACCCCGACACGCATACGCTGATGTTCCTCTAAACACGAACCGCGGGCGGGGGAGCGATCTTCCGCCCGCATTAAATTCGATTCATATATGGCAAGTACTACGATTTTTCGGTTGAGGTTCAACCGCAACTATACCACTTTCGTCAAGACCGGACGAGGTATTGTGAAAGTGGATTTCTCGCCGATCGTCATGTTCGGTCGCACGGAAAACAGCCAGTTCGGAACGGCCGATCCGGAGGTGGTCGAAGCGCTGAAAAAACACAGGGATTTCGGTTCGCTCTTTTTCATCGAGGAGGAGGGAAAAACGATTCCCGACAAAGAGGGGATTGAAGCAAGGGGCATAGGGAACACGGATGTCGCCACCGGGACGAAAACGGACAAGGAAGAAGCCCCCGACAGCGAGACCGGAACCGAAGACAACCTGACGCACGAAAAGAGTGTCACCAGCAAGAACAAGGCGATTGCCTACCTGCTGGAGAAGCACGGCGCGACGTTCTCGCAGACCTTCGACATCGCAGCGATGAAGGAGGAGGCACGGAATGTTTATAATATAGTATTCGACAACTGGGAATAATCCGAAGATGGCTTTACGTGACGACATAAAAGAGAAGGCGTTGGTGTGCATCGACGAGGTTTATACCACGTCGGAGGCTGGCAACGCCTCCTTTTTTCCGGTCGACAGGGTGCTCGACGAAGCCGCCCGGTGGGTGGTTCACGCCGTGCCGCTGAAAGCGCTCGGACCCGGAACGGATTTATCGGTGCAGTCGCTGGAAGCCCGGGAGGACGGAACGGGATCGCTGCTATTGCCGGAAGATTTCATCCGGCTGCTTCGATTCCGGATGAAAGGGTGGTGCCGCCCCGTGATTATTCCTATTCGAGACACGGACGAACGGTATGCCCAGCAGTTCAATCCCGTGCTCCGCGGCGGAGACTGCAAGCCTGTTGTGGCATTATGCGAGGACGATCGTCGGCTGGAGTATTTCAGTTCGTCGAAAGGTGCCGGGGCTACGGTCGAAGAGGCTCGTTATTTCGGGTTCACGGAGGTGGACGACGCCTATCCCGAGCGACTGGCCGACATTACAGCCTGGAAAACGGCGGAGTTGGTGATGGCTGTGATGAACGACATCGCGGCCATGCAGATATGCGCCGGCAAAGTAGCTGAAATACTGCAACTGTTATGAAAACATACCATGTGACGCTGCAGGTGCAGGATATATTGGACGAGTGCATCAATCAGGTGGCGCTCGATTTTCGGGCGATGCGAGTAAATGATGCGGCAGCTGCCGACAAATACTACGACGATTATATGCTTTCAACGGACGAGAAAGATCCCTTTGTCGTGGAGTTTCAGTCGGTGGCGGCGGAGTTATGCGCCCGGTTTCCGCTGTCGGTGCGTGCATGCACGCTGACCGAGGACCGGTTTGCAGCCGACGTGACGATAGCCCGCGAACTGCCGCGGCAGATCATGGAACGGAGGATGAAGGATTACATGAAAGCTACGATGCTGGCATGGTGGTATCGGTTGCGCAACCCGGATTTGTGGCAGAAGCAGGCCGAGCAGGCCGAGACCGCAGGGGAGGAGTTGCGGTCGTTGTTTACGCCGAGTTGCACCACACGCCGGTTGCGTTATTTCTGATGGGGCATTATGAAAAACATTCGCATAGGTAAGGACATCCGGGTCCGCTGGTCGGTGTTGACCAACAAGGAGGCGCTTTCATTCGAAGGACGTGACCTGAAGCTGCAATGCCATACGCCGTTCCATACGACCGAGGAGGTCGAATTTACGCGCAGCGGGAATGTGTTGGAATTTGTCGTTCCGGGCATAGGCCAGTCGAGGGTTGGAAAATACAGCTTCACGCTGTGGGAGAATTTCGGCAAAGAGGGGCAGACGGCGGTGGATTGCTGTGATGCTTTCTGTCTGGTGCGGACTACCTGCTACGAAGGCGGAAGCGACGATAGCAACCTGGCGACAGAATCAGTCAATCTCGAAACGTCGAACCTCGAACTGTTGACGACGGGGAGTCTGCCGCAGGTAAAGTCAGAACAGTTCTGTATTCATACCAAGAAGAGCAACGTTTCTCCGGTGAAAGGAGCAACAGTCGGACCTTATGATTTTTACACGGTGATAGAAGGGGTTGCGGATGAGGATCTGCCGCTGCTGGCCGATTCGGGGACGTACCGCCTCGTATTGATGCAGGAGCGGAAGCATGCAGGCGAGGGCCGCAGGTGGCGAATCCCGATGCTTCCCTATGTTCAGGCAGAACCCACCGGACGATACGTCCACAGCACGATTGCCGAAACCGACACATGGTGGCCGGTGACCGGACGGATCGTTCCGTGGTTCCGCGATGGTCGGAAATTGAATCAGGTATTACCGCTGACGATCTCTCCGACTAAAAAACGGTTTGCCGCGACCCGGAACATAAAACACCGTATCGGCGTGGCTCTGTTCAGGAAAACGGGATTCGGCGGTGAAGGTTGGACGCGGATTTCCAACATAGCGCACATCGAACTGATTGTGGTTAAAAGGGCATCGCCCGAACCTGTTATCCGTGTTGCTGTAATATCATAACCCATAAAAAAAGAGTGCTGTGAATACCCTCGGTCGTGTCTTTCAGTATATTATCGCTTCATGTAGCTCGTTATAGAACGTACTCTTTTTTTTGCAGCCAATAACATCTAATTGATCTTTCTTTTTTTGAACTATTTTGAAGTCAGGCAATTATGCAGCATTCCAATACTGATATATCTCATTGTGAACCGACAAAATCTGTCAAACAGGGCGAATGTCTGACGGGAATAGCCGGTTTGACGGGAAGCGCAGGCCCTGTCATGGACATTGAAGAATATACAATATCCTTTCTTATCAGCGGAAAATATAAGGAATTACGCTTTTCTACATCACCGCGTGAAGGGGTTTATCCGTTGGAATTACAGGATGATGGAACGGTGGTATTTCAAATTGATGGTGATATGACACGTTGTATGATCGGAAAATATTTTGTCGAATGCAAAATTACGAAGGGGGATAAGGTCATTGTCAGCGATAAAGCCTTTGCTTTCGAAATTGTGGAATCCAGAATCGGAATAATTGACAATTTATGACAAACAACATGCAAAAGCCCGAAAACCTGGTATTAAAACTTGACGGAGGCGATTCGTTGCCGAAATCCGTGTGTCTGCATTTTGAATCTTCCGGATGGATTCTCGGTACTGAAGCGAAGATTAAAGAGGCCGAGTCGAAGCGGGTGGAGGCTGAAATAGGCCGGGAATCGGCCGAGCAGCTGCGCGTCTCTGCCGAAGGACAACGTGTTTTGGATGAGCAGACGCGCATACGGAATGAATCGGCCCGCCAGGTAGCCGAGTCGAAACGGGTGGAGGCTGAAATGGGCCGGGAATCGGCCGAGCAGCTGCGCGTCTCCGCCGAAAGGCAACGTGTTTTGGATGAACAAGCGCGCATGCAGAATGAATCGGCCCGTCAGGCAGCCGAAACCCAGCGCGAAGAGGATGCTGCCAAAGTGATCGAGGATTGCGTAATCGCCTCTGAAAAGGCTGATCAGGCAGCGAATGAAGCCTCGACTGCCGCAGGGGAAGCTATTGCGGCTGCCGGCATAGCGAAAGAAGCAGCAGCTTCGGCAGATGAAGCCGCTGCCATAGTAGTCGAGGCAGTCGCAAAGGCGGATATAGCAGCAACAGCGGCTAACGATGGGGCCAAAAATGCAAACTCGGCTGCGGAGAAAGCCGACACGGCAGCCGATTCCGCCAATGAAGCTGCGGGAAATGCTGCTGTTGCTGCCGAAACGGCCACTAACGCTGCGTCGAGTGCTAATTCTGCCGCTGGCAAAGCCGACACCGCTGCCGAAAACGCCGACCAGCAGGCTGCGCGTGCGAAGTCTCTGGCCGACCACCCTCCGAAGATCGTGGATGTCGGGGGGCTCAAATACTGGGCTTTTTGGGACGAGGCGACCAAAGGCTACGTAACCTCGGAATACCGGGCCGAGGGCGGCGCTATCATGCCTGTCTTCTGGATTGATCCTGCGACACTCAAACTCTACGTGACCTATCAGAACGGTTACGAAGGAGCGAAATTCAAACTTGAAAACGGAAAGTTGTACACCATTAAAACAGTAAACCAATGACAGAAGTAACCGAACTTTTAGGCTCCACGGGTGTCGTCCCCGCGGGCGACTATTCCCCGGAAAAGACATACGATTTTCTCAACATGGTCTACGCGGCCCCCTCGGTGTATGTCTCCCGACAAAACAACAACACGGGCCATCCCGTGACGGACACGGACTGGTGGATGCTCTCGATCGACGGTTCGAAGATCCCCGAGGCTGTCAAAGCCGCCCTCGCCGCTGCCGCCAAAGCTCTCGAAGCCGCCGCAGCGGCCGCCCCCGTCGTTGTCAACGTCGAAGGTGCGGATGTCACGATCAACGTCGAAGGCAACCACAAATACATCTGCGGGGAGCTGACCTCGCTGAAGATCGGGACCGTGGAAAAATCGGCCCGAACTTCGGCGATCTTCTTCACATCGGGAAACGTTGCCACGGAACTCACCTGGTCGGATGATCTTGTGGACATAGTCGGCTATAAGACCCCGGCGCCGAATCGAGCCTACGAGATCAATATCGAGGAACTCCGCGCAATCATCGAGTAGCCATGGATCGAAGACGCAGTTTGTTGAAGATCGCCGCGCTGCGCAGCGAGCGCGAGCAGCAGGAGGGAGTGGATTGCACGAATGGCTATTTCCAATCACGGAACGCTGGACTGCTTTTCGAAGGCCCGCGAACTCTTGAGTGCCTTTTCAGGTACATCCCCAGCGATAAAATGCAAGTGATAGCCGGGTTTGGCATTTCCATGATTGAAATTTATGCCCTGACGACAAATCAGCTTCGCGTCTATTGCGGGGGCGGAAATGCGACGGTAGACATTGTTCCAGGGGATAGCTATCTTGTTGATGTTGCCTATGACGGTACTACGGCGATATGCTATCTGAATGGAGCGGAAGCCGCACGATTCCCGGTTACTGGATACAAGGTCACTGATTTATTCAGGACCGGCAGCAATACATATATCCCCCAAGGCTCGCTCGTATTTTGCCGCCACTACAACTACGCTATTTCCGCGGAAGAAGCTGCCGCGCACTACAACGACGGTGATCCCGCGGGGTATGTGCTGTCTGGAGCCTACAAAAGGCCCGGAAATATCTATGTTAGCAACTTTACCACTTCAACGGAGCAATGGACAACCCTCGACGGTTCGATATTGACTTATGACGAAGCTAATCACGTGCTTGAATTGGATTCTGTAGCCAATCGGCATGCGCATATGTTTTCTCCGGTATCTTACGACACGAGGGATCCCCATGTCTATGATATTGAGGTTGTCATTGATGCGAATCCTAAAGTGACAAGATGTGATTTTTATCCTTACACGTCTGCAGACCCGATTACTCTTCCCGTGGAATATCTCGAAGAAACTACCGTATTTCGGGGTGTGTATATTCCCCGAGAACGAAATTCGTTCTCGGGGAATATATATTGCTACTTTCGCTTATCGACCTCTACGATAGTTCGCGTTCGATCTATCCGCGTGCTGCCGGTTGGCTGCATCGCCGAGTATTTGCCGCAGAACCTTGTAGCGGATAATAACGGCGGCGCCCTGTCCTGGCTCGACAGCGCCAGGCAGCTCCCGCTGAACGACGAATACCTGCCGCCGCTATTGCAAAGTGACGGAGGATATGACCTGACTGCGTCCGGTGCGCCGCAGATAATCATCAAATAAACAGAAAACAATGAACAACTACGCAAAACTGATCGACGGGCGTCTGAATTATGCGCCCAATTCAATCCGAACTGACGAAGGGCTTGTTTGCAATCCGCGGCCGGACAAACTGATCCCGCTGGGATACAAAGAGGTGGTTTGGGACGAGCAGCCGGAACCGTCCGACCCACCGAAACATTACCGGGAGGTCTACACAGAGGAAGACGAGCGTATTCGGGTCGGCTGGGAGGAATACACGCCCGATCCGGAGCCGCAGCCTGATCCCGAACAACTCCGAGAGGCCGCATACCGTGTCGAGGCGGACCAATATCTGATGGCCTACGAGGGCTATCTGGCCGAGGGCAAGATACTCGAAGCCGACGAGCAGAAGGCCTTATACCTGGCCAAAAAGGCCGAGATCAGGGAGCGATTCCCGGATAAGTAACCTGTCGGCCTAACTCTCGAAATACCACAAATATATGAAAAGACTTATCAATAAACTCGTCGGATCGCTCAACGCCATTGCCAAGGACAAATACCAACACTTCGCAGTCGGGGCGGTCATCGCCTCCGCGGCGTTGATCGTGGCCGTGCCGTTGGGCGCCTGGTGGCGGTGGTTGCCTTTGCTGGTGTCGATGATCGCCGTCTTGACGGCCGCCGTTGTCAAGGAGCGCAAGATCGACCCGAAAGCCGACATGCAGGACATTCTATGGACGCTCGCAGGAGGTGCCGTAGGATGGGTGGTGTTCATCGTGTTTACCCTAACTGCGAGATAAGATGGACTGGACTACGATCATCATTTCCTTGGGCGGGGCGTTGTTGACTGGCGGCGGAGCCTTGTCTTTGCTTTACTATAAAGAAAATCGTCGGGCCAAGCAGATCGACAACGAAAAATCCGTCGTCGAGGAGTGGCGCGGGATCGCCGAAGAGCGAAAGGCCCGTTGCGACGAACTCAAGGAATCACTTGACCGGAAGGATGCGAAGATCGACGCCCTGTACAAGGAGAATTCCGAGCTGCGCAAACGAAACGACAAACTATCCTCTGCGAATACTGCGCTGTCGATTCTCAAATGCAAAGTCCTGGGATGCGACAAGCGCCAGCCACCGTTCGGCAAGAACGAAAACTGTGAATCGTAAACAAAACATTTCCAAAAGTTCAAGATCATGAAAAAGACAACCAAAATCGCATTGATTGTGCTCGCCGCCGTAGTGGCCGGCATCGTACTGTTTAACCTGCTGCCCGACGGCATCCGCATCTGCTCGACGATCTCGGCCGGGGTGGGACTGGTGGCTGGTATCATCGTCAAATCGTGGTGGGATCGTAAAACGGGAAAGTGATGGCAACATGTGTAGAACAGATTGAATTCATACGGAAGATTTATCCCGCGGCGGCCCGGCTGTATCGCTCCGGCGGGGTGCATCCGCTATTCGTGACGGCGCAGGCCGCGCTGGAAACAGGATGGAAGATCAAAGGAATCGGCAACAACATCTTCGGGATTACGAAGGGAAGCAGTTGGACCGGGCCGGTGTCGCTGGCGCTGACGACCGAGTATTTCAAGACCCCGAGCGTGAAGTTCAAAGCCCCGGAGCGCGTCGTATCGATCGAACACATCGGACCGTGCAAATACAAATACCGGGTCTATCGGTATTTCCGGAATTTCGCGTCGCTGGATGAATGCCTCGACAACCACCTGGAACTGCTCCGCAAACCGGGATATACCGATGCGTGGCCCTACCGGGACGACCCGAAAGAGTTTGCCCGGCGGCTGGTGGACGACACCGGGGCGAAGTACGCTACGGCACCGAACTACGCCGAAGTGATGGCGGGCATTATCGACACCGTGGCGCGGATCGTAAAGACAGAAGGTTTACTTTAACATCAAAATATCAAAATGTATGAAATTCTCTGAAATCATCGACGATCTTAACAGGGGATATACCTTCCGACGCTGTTCAGATCCCGCATGGGCCGGCAAGTTCATCGTCAAACAGATTCCGCAGACCGTGCCGGCGGAAGTAGTGCCGCGCATGACCAGTCTGCCGGATTGCGCGAAGGCGTTCATCGGAACGATGGGAGACGGCAGCATATCGTATCACGACCAGGTGCTGATCATCGAAGCAAACGACGACTGCTCGAAATCCCAAGCAACGTCCTACATTCCCACTTGGGAGGACATTTTCGCCGACGATTGGCAAGCATGCTGATGAAACGCTATCTGATTATAGCCCTTTTGGTGCTGTCGGGATTGCTGTGGATCCAAACGGTCCGCCTGCGGGACGAACGGGCCGAGCGCAGGCGCGTCCAGTCCAACAACGAGGTATTGACCGACAGCGTGGAGTTCTACCGGACGGCCAGCGGAAAACACGCCGCATCGCGTCAGGTGCTCGAACTCCGTGCCTCGGAACTGGAGCGATATAACGCTCAACTGGCCGCCACGGTCCGGGAACTGCGGATCAAGGCCCGGCGGCTGGAGGCGGCGGCCATGACGGCCACGCGGACCGAGGTGCAGATCACAGCGCCCCTGGAACCCGCAGGCCCGCAGCCATTGTCAGCGTGGGAAAAATACGGCGCAGGGGTGCGGAGGGTTGCCGATTCGGTAAAAGCCGCCCTCGATCGGGAATTCTCCGGACTGCCGAAAGTCCCCGAAGCGAAGGTTTTCAGGTGGTCGGACCGCCATGTGAGTGTGTACGGAGTGATCCGCGACGATTCGGCAAGCTGTCGTGTCGTGAGCGTTGACACCCTACAGCAGATTGTCCACCGGGTTCCGCGGCGGTTCCTCTTTATCCGATGGGGGACGAAGGCAATACGCCAGGAGGTCGTGTCGTCGAATCCCCACACAAACATTGTCTACACCGAATATATCGAACTTAAAAGGAAAAAGCGATGAAAATTATTTATAACAATATAATACCGTTCGGGCGATTCACAGCTTTGACGGTGTTGTTTTGGTTGTTCATCAAGCGAGGAAAGGAGCTGATCGAAAGACTGTACAACCACGAAAAGATACACATGCGGCAGCAGCTGGAAATCGTGGCGGCATGCCTTGTAATCAACGCGGGACTTATCTCTATGACGGGAGGGTCATGGTGGTGGATGACGGTTTCTATTCCGGCACCGTTCATCATCTACGGCATTTCAGTCGGCATCGAGATCCTGCTGCCGCCTTACGATCGGGCCTATGGCAGCAGTTGCTTCGAAACAGAGGCCATCTACAACGAGCACAGACGATCGTATACTCGTCTCTGGTGGAAGCATCTGTTCGCTTGGATAGGGTATATCTCCAATAGAAAATATCCTTATGTCCCGCACAGCGAACGTCCGCCCATGCAAGACTGATAAATCCATAATATAGGGGGCATGAAAAAGCCCCCGCCTTCGTCTCTGGCTATCTCTCAACATCCCCAGAAACGACAAAGGTGCCAACACACCACGACAGAGGCAATAAGCCTTTGGGTGTGTTGGCACCTATTGTTTTGTTGAGAGATGTTACAAATATAAAAACTTTTCCGAATATGTGCAAATCGGAATTATTTAACCTGACCTTGAATGCCGTATCGCAAGAAATGGAAATTGCCGCAAAACGGATATTGTCGCATGACATGGATTCGGAAGTCGTCGATGCCCGACATCTCCTTATCCGCATCCTCACAGCGCGGGGCCTTTACTCTTCGGAGGTGGCGCGTCTTATAGGCTGCACCCGTCGCACGGTGACGCACGTACTCACGCATTTCGATGAGCGTCTCGCCCGCTCGTGGATTATGCGTCGGGCGTGGGAAAAGATCGGGAAACCATCCGGCAACTGACGGGCAACGCTTCCTTTTCTCCGGTGCCGTCTTATTGCACCTTTGCATCGTAGCTACGGTATGAAGGCTATCTCAATCGCCGAAGAGGTAAGAGGCGGAAAAATCTTAAAAAAAAGTATGGCATACGAAGAGAGCGGCAACGGCGGCACGAAGGTCTACTGTTGCGGGCAGCCCGACAACACGCTGGCGGCCGCAGCCCTGATGCGGGGCAGTGGCGATTCGGACAAAGACGCCTGGCCGATGATGGCCATGATGAACGGCGGCATGAACGGCCAGTGGAACAATCCGTTCGTCTATCTGGTCTGGATGATGTTCGCCCAGCGCATGTGGGGTGCTAACGGTTTCGGCGCCGGAGGCGAGAACCCGCAGCTGGCGGCAATCCAGGCACAGATGAACACCAATCAGAACTCGGAGCTCATCGTTCGGGCTATCGACGGCAACCGTGATGCTCTGAGTACGTTGGCGTCCAACCTGAACTGCGACTTCAACACGCTGAATGCCGCCATTTGCGACGTTCGCGGCGGTATCGACAAACTCGCGGGGCAGGTCGGATTCTCGGCAGAGCGGGTCATCAACGCTGTGCAGTCCGGAAACAGCAGCGTCATTCAGGCGATCCAGAACTGCTGCTGCGAGAACCGTTTGGCGATCTGCCAGCAGACGAACACGCTCCAGACGGCTATCAACAATGTGGCCACCGGTCAGGAGCGCGGTTTCGCATCTGTGGCGTACGAGACGCAGCGTCAGACGTGCGATCTGCTCAACGCCGGGGAGAAGAACACGCAGCGTATCATCGACACGCTGAATGCTCACTGGAGCGCAGATTTGCAGCAGCGTTACAACGACGCTCGCCTGGAGTTGAGCCAGCTCCGGCAGAACGAGACGCTGATCGCAGCGCTGAAAACGTCGAGCGCATCCTAATCGGACGTCAACCGGGCAGGGAGAGAAAATCTCCCTGCCTTTATAAACCTTCATACTTATGTTCAAGGATCTGAAAACAGGGTATCCGGTGTACATTTTCAACAAGCCGGAGTTAACGATCTCGCAGGCCAAAGTCCTGCAAGTATCCCAGCCGTACTTCGAGCCACCGAAGCCGCAACAGACTTTCGTGCCTTCGTCTCAAAGCACTCTCCGGTATGTAGATGTCACCGTAGAACTTGACGGCAGGCAGTCCACATATGCCATAGCGGAGAATCTGTCGCTGGCATACGCCAACGACAACAAACTCGTTCTGGCAACCGATAAGGCCGGCATTGTTCGGGAGGTTGAGGCGATGCGAACGCAAAGTCAGGATGTCTTATCGTCCGTAGACCGACATAAGGAAATTATCGAGAAGAGCTCCCGATTGCTCGAAGAGTGGAATCCCGAGTACCGGGAGAAAGCCGAAACAGAAAAAAGACTGGCGGCTTTGGAAACCGGAATGGACGACATCAAGGGGATGATCAAGACACTATTGGAAAAATAGTGAAACTTGTGAATCAAGACGAGAATTCCGAGACTAAGGATAACAAAACCGCTCCCGCGCGTGTCGGTGTGTAAAAACTGTTAGACATGACTTCAATCGAATTAAAAGAACGCTACGAACGGCTGCATGACAAGATGGCCGGCATGGATGATGACCACGCGAAAAAAGTATCTGCCGGGGCCCAGATGTGGGCATTCGGAAAAGTGGCGGAATCATCGTCGGCCATTGCGGAGATATGGCTTGGAAAACTGGAAGCGATATGCTGGAACAACTATCTGTCGGATGCCGAAGCAAAAACGATAGCTTCCAAACTGATCAATCAGGATGGAAGCACCGGCCCCAGATGGAGCAAGGAGGCATTCTTGCAAACCGTCGAAAAACTGGGCGGAGACATCGAGAAAGAACCGTATTACAACGACAATGCCTTATGGGTCACGGCTGTAATGATATACAGCGATCATGCCAAGAGCATCGCCGAAGATATGGGGCACACCTCCCAGGCTGAAATCCCGTCCGAGAAAATGGCGCTGTCGTGCTACCGAAAAGCCGTGGAAAAACTCTGCGACAAGGACCGGAAGCACTTTATCCGCGAGTATTTCGAAAACGAACTGATGTAAGAAAACGTCCTCGCATTACTTGCGAGGACGCTACTTTAGTACAATGAATGCAGAAATGACATACTGGGTGTCGCAACTCGAAATAAACGAGTGCTCGGCGCCGCTGTTTGCATTGGTGATCGCGCGGCTGATGGAGGCGATGTGA